CATACTAAATTTAGTTAAACCATGTAAAGAACCTTTCGAACCTCTTTTATCTACAGTTCCTGATATATCATAGGGATCACATCCAAACGCGCCTACGTGTTCGTTACCAGGATATTTAATATTGTTTTTAGTATATTTTCTGTTTTGAAGTTCTACACTTGGTACCCAAGTTACAAAAAATCTACCATTATTGTTAGGAGTAAAAATAACATTAGTGTCTTTTTTTCCGTCTTGCCATTGAAAACTACCCCTTGTAACATTTATTGAGTTTTTAAGATCTTCATTAAAATCTATCTGCTCATAAATTTTAGTTAGATTAAATAAAGATTCTTTTGACTCATCTCTAAACGCGTGCTTTTCTGTTCTTGGAAATTGTCTATAAAATTCATTTAAAGCATCTTGGTCTTTTTTAAGACCTTCAACTTCATTATTCCAATACTCTATTACACCTAAATCTATTATTTCACCCTGAGGCCCTTGCTTTGGTTTTTTAGGCGTGTCGAAGACAGGTAATCCATAAGAATCAATGTATCCTTCGTAATTCCACTCCATAGGTATAAACAAGCTATATAATCCAGAGCGAGTTTGTCCATTCGCATTTCGTTGAGTGACGTCTGAGTCATTGTATAATTTTTTAAAGTTATCACCTCCTTTATCTAATGAGTTACTAGTTGAACCCATCATGCACTTACCTATAACTCTACTACCTAATCGTAAACAGGTTTTCGTAACTCTCCAGTTGTTGAGGATATTCGTCGGGCGTTCCCACTTGCCGCTTTCGTCATGGACGAGTAGTTTGAGTTTCTCACCGTCGTACGAGTTGTCACCGGTATTCTTCCAGTCGATCGTGGTGTCGAGGCCGTCAATATCTTGTAATTGTTGGTTTGTCTCAAGTTTTTTACGGGTGTATTTCGTCGCAGGTACTCTATACGCAAGCTCCGTCTTTGGCCTGTCCATACCGTCTTGAATTGGTTTGAAAAAGAAGGGGTAATTAACTGATATCGGTACAACCTTGTCCGTAAACATCTTCTTCGCATCAGGTCCAGACTTTGATAATATTCCAAACCTAGAGTCGCTTGATATGGTTGCCATATTAACGCACTCCCCGGACGCCATAAATGAAAATCCAGATCGTCTATTTTTAAGGTAGCACATCCCATATGACCTATGATCGGCCTTGCAAGCTTCCCAGAATATGTAGAATAATCTGTTTGATTCCCTAAAATCTGGTTGCCCAACATCAATCTTGGACCACTGCAAGTACATATAATGAGTACCAGTGAGGTAAGTAGCCACATTCTTATTATAGAACCAAAAGCCTTCTTCCCTGCGGACGAACTCATTATCGATGTAATCATACCATTTTTCTTTAAAGTCTAGTGGATATTGTTCCCAATCAAAAACTGACTTTATTTTTTTTAATACTTTAGGATATTCTGTATATTCCCATTTATCTGTCTCAAACTTGTGTATTTCTTTAGCTTTAGGTAAAGCTATTTTTAAGTTTTGTATTTCGTATATGTCACCTATTGTACCGTCTTTACTTATTATAACGATATCGTGCTCTTTGTTATAACCGTACTCCCATTTATTATAACGGTTCATACGTTTTAAAACTTTAGGTTTTATATGATCTTTTAATATTTTATACAATGATTGTTCGTACATTATTTCTTAGATCTACCTTCTGCAAAACCTTTAAAAGTTCTTTCTTCTTTAACTTTAGGTTTTTCGTTTAATAAGTTTTCTTCTTCTTCAATGCGACTAAGTATTTCAAATGCATCGAATATAGCTAGCTTTTTAGTAGCTGCTGCGTTCTTGAGTCTGTCAGCTGATATATCATCATCTGAATCGACAATAGCTTCTTTAGCTACTTTGATTAACTCCTCAACTGCTCGCTGCCCAGCTTGGATTATATTCTTCTTCGTTTCCTTGGTGTTCATACTTAATTACAATATCATTAGATTTCATACAGTAAAGCCTCTTTCCTTCAACTAAAAATTCCCATTCACTGTTAGGCGTGTAGCCAACTAAGCTTCCTGGGCTTATTCCTAGCGCTTCTAAGGACTTATTGCCATATTTTAATATACCAACAAGCTTACGCTCTTTATCTAGCGTTAGAGTATCATTACTTTTTATAGGTGTTATAAAACATCTGTCACCAACAGAGTTCCAACCTTTTTTATTTTTATATAAATAAACCTGGTCAAGACTACAGAAATACAAATCATTTTTAAAATAAGATCTGCTTTTCTTTTTTTTACCTTTCATATCATAAAAGGTTCTAAATACATTTTGGTGTATAACTATTATATCACCTTTTTTAATGCCTGATTTAAAAGCTAATGGCGTTTCTATAACTTGAGCTAAACGGTTAACAAATTTCCAATTTTCAATTTTAGTATTGACAATCACATTTTTGTCACCTACTTTAATTGTATTTGTATATTTATCACCAATAGGCTTTACAATAAAGTCATATAAGCTTTTCATTAGTATTCTAAGTCATACTCAACAGATACAGCCATATTAGAATTAAATTTCTTCCATGGCAATACCTCGTCGTTTTTCTTTATATGAATATTATAAGATTTATCAGTGTCATTAAATAAAATATAGGCTATTTCATGACCTCCATAAACCTGCTGCCCTATTGAATAGTGCATTGCGTCGTTTTTATAGTCTGAGCCTATACTTATTTTTCTTATAACTGAATCCATTACGCTTGCTCAGTTATTTCAGTATAATCTCCAGTCTCTAAGTCAATAGAAATTTTACCATAAGCTTCTTCTAGCTTGTTTTTTTCGTTAGCTAATTTTTCGTTTACTTCAGCTACTTTGTGAAGTAAAGCGTGCTTTTGAGTTTCTAAAACACCTATTTCTGAAACTACTGAATCTAATTCTTTTTTTACTAAAACTATTTGTTCTAGTTCTTCTTTTTTAATTTTTGCCATTTGATTTAATTTAATTGTTTTATAATTATATAGTTACACCTGTTTTTTAAAATCTACTTTTTACCTTTTTTAGGTATTCCATAAGTGGGGCCTTTGTCTTCAATAACTCCTGTGCTAGGATCTGCTACTTGAGCGTCTACTATAGCCTGAGTAGTGTTTTCAGGTAATGAATTTAATTGCGCTATTTTACGTATTTTGAAAAAATCGCCTGTATTATTAATAAAAAATTGTAATACAGCATCATATTCTGCTGGAGTATATTTTTTACCTCCTCCCATAGCGTTACCGCCTGCTATACCTATCCAACCCATGTTAATATACTGCTACTAAATCTGTAGCTGCTGTGGCGTCGGCTGGTACAACGTAGTCTACTATAACAGGAACAAAAGATCCATCTTGTATATTTTTAAATTGCACAGCGTCTTGGGTTTTTAAAGGAGAAGCAAACGTTACAACTCTAAATACAGCGTTGTCGTCTCCAGGTAAACCACTTGCAGTAGCATCTATAGTAACTAAATCTCCATTTAAGTATCCACCGCGTTCACCACCGGTAATTTGGTCAACTGAAACTATAACTCCATCTACAGCTGTTACATTAACAGTCAAACCTGTACCGCTGCCTCCTGAAACATCGTATTCATCACTATCATATCCAGTTCCTCCAGATCCACTAAATCCAACAGGCACAAGTTTAGTCACCTCTTCTAAACCAGTTGTCCCAGCTATTATTACTTTTAAATTTCCTCCTTGACCTACATATATAGCTGCACCGTCTAAAAAAGTAGATTGGTCTATAGTTGCACTAGGAGTTATTGGTCCTGTAGCTCTTGTTGCAAAGTCCGGTTGATTTCCGTATTGTCCCATATTTATTTATTTTTTTATAATTTGTTTTGTTTTTTCCCAACTACGACCTACGAAATACGCGCCGTATACTGTTACTAATAATGTTTGAAATATTGGTATATATTCTTCAGCTATTTTAAATTCACCTATATTGCCATCAAAAAAAGCACACGCAGTAAATATAATTGTTAAATATATCAACACCATTGGTCTTATATTTTTAGATAACTTACTATCTGATGCCATGTCTGCTTCCCACCGAGCACTAACTTGTTCCTGTGCCTCAGTGTCTGCTTTTTCTAATATTTCGGTTATTAATCTTTGCGCTTCTAGCTTTTCTTCTCTAGTTGTTGTTAAATCGTCTATAACTTGACCAACTTCTTTTATAACATTGCCAGTAAGCCATTGCCATAGTTTTTTCATTATTTACACTTTTTGCAAATTCTAAATATACTTCTAGCGCCAAATAAATTATTAACAACATTTTCCGCACTTCTACCAATAGCAGATCCAATAGCTCCTATAGCATCACCTACAGGTCTAAGATTTGGTACTAAATCCGGCGGTGTTCTACGTTTTTTTCTTTTTTTTCTAGGTGTTGGTGGAATAATTTTTTTAGTTTCTCGCGTTGGTCTTTTTATATTGACATCAGCTGTAGGCGTTGAAGGTTTTATATTTATACCTTGTGGTTTTATGCTTACAGTTTTTTCTAAGTCAGGTCTAAAAGATGTACTTGTTAAAGTTCTTGTATTTCTTTTTTCTAGTAACTCTTTATATTTTTTAGGATTATCTTTAATCCATTGCTTTTGTTTCTGTCTTACAACAGGATCTTTATCAAAATATTTTTTTCTACTTTGATCTTGTTCTATAGTTGTAATAGTGCCAGTCCTACCTTTTTGAGTTCCTCTAGTGGTTGTAGTTCTAGACTCGCCTGTGTTTCTCCAATCTGAATAATGACCTGCCCTGTGATCATGCAATGGAGATCCACCTAAATGTTTCATTTTAAATGCCATAATTATGCGTTTTTATAAGCCTCGTCTTCCCAAGGTAAGTTTTTAGCGCCTTCGTTCATTTTGCTTCTTGGATATACTTTACCTTTCCAATAAACGTTTTTATCATCGTAATTTAAATCACCGCGCTTCATTTGGTCTATATGTACCATTTCGTGATTAACTACTTTATTAAACATAGCTGAATTTACATCTTTATTTATAATAATAGTACCATTATTATTAGCTTTCCCCATAACATCAGGTTCCATTCTAACATGATATATTGGAGTGGTAAATAATCTTTTATCGTATGGAGGATTATTAAGTTTAAAAGCCATGTTTAATTTTTATAAGGAAACATTTTATTTAAAGCTCCTTTTCTGGCTTCACAACCGCAAGGGATGTTTAGTCCCCTGCTCATTGTGTCAACCATTTTCTTAATGCCCGTAGCTTTAGTAAACTTTTCTATACTGTCTCCTAAACCTTTCGATTTCATTAATTATGCTACTTTAAATGATTTAAAATAAACTGTTTTTGAAAAATCATATTTAGCTTGATTATCTTGATCTAAAGGTAAGCTAACAGTAGACTTAACTCCACCTGGGTTAGCTGTAATAGCTCTATTGATAGCATCTTTTAGTTTTTCAATATAATCTGTAGAAGGTTTTGCTCCTATACCTCCTGGGTCAGATGCATCTGCATTTAAACCTACTAATACTGTACAAGTAGTTGGTCCACCACCTGTTGATAAATTTAATACAGCCTGCATTCCATCACTTGCTGGTGATGTTACTGCGATTGAAGTAACAGTGTCCGCTAACAATAAGTTGTCTCCATCTTCTGTTGGTACAGCACCTGAGTTGTCGTGTCCACCTGTTACGTGAAAATTAATCCATTTTGCCATTTTGTTTTGTTTTTAATTGTTTGACTTGGTTTTGGTTTTGTTTTTAGGTTTATACAGTCCTAATCTGTTATTTTTTGAAAATTTTTGCTGGTTTAGCTCCACCTCTCATTTGTCTTCTTTTAAGATCTTTTGAAAATCCACCTTCAAAAAGATCTCTGTACGGTTTACTTTCAGTTATTGCTTTTTTTACTTTTTTAGCTGCTTTAATAGCTGCTCCTCCAAGCGCTTTAGCTGTAGCTATAGGATGTATTCCTCCGTGCATTTCAGCTGGCGAGTCATGACCCATTTCAGCTGGACTATGTCCCATGTTCATAGGACTCATTCTAGAGCTCATTGCGTGCTTTGACATCCAACTAGCGTGTTTAGCTACTGGGTTGTCGTGCATTAAGTTGTACTTTTCTTGTTTTACTGACTCTCCTTTTCTTTTACCATAATGATGGTTTTGCATTGGACTATGTCCCATCTCTGCAGGGCTATGTCCCATTTTAGCTGCAGAACCCATGCAGTGTCCTTCAAGTGGACTATGTCCCATCTTCATAGCTGAGTCTTTGTGTCCCATTTTAGCGGGTGATTTTTTTCCGTAAGGCATAATGTTTATTTTTATTTGTGATCTATATTGTTTTTTCTTGTAAATTCATCATGCAAATGCGCTGCAGATCCATGGTGTTTTTTGTCATATTTCATATCACCTGCTAATTTAGAAATGTGTTTTTCATCAGCAGTCATTTTTTCATCGCTATGACCATGGTGATCATCATAAAGCACATCTCGCTTTAAATAATCAATATGAGCAGCATCATCTCTTTCTGCCGCTTTATAATTTTCGCTAGTAACTTTTGTGTGTGCATGATCCATGCAGCAAGGTGCGTTACCTGTATATTTTCCGTAATGTCCTTTTTGATATCCCATTTTAACTTCCTTTAAATATTGGTTTTTCTTTATTATCTTTTAAATCTTTAACATCCATTATTGAAAGTGTTTTTGTTGGATCAAAATTCTTAAGATCTTTATTTATATTTCCAATAATAGGGTATTTTTTTACAGTGTATCCTTCTACTCCGCTGTCCTCTCCTTGTTCGCCAAGAATACTTGCACTATAGATGTTGCCATTTTTATCTACTCTTACGACGCCATGACCTGGAAGATTCTTTACTTCAGTATTATCCTTAAACCACTCATAATTTTTTTTATTTGTAGCATTTATTTCATTCATTATATTTATTGATTTTCTTGAATGATCTTCTACTGGGTCTGATTTTACTTTAGTTTTTTTTTACCGCCTGTGAGTGCTGTATTTATTGCTCCTCCAAATGTTTTAGCAGCTTCAGACATTTTTGAATAATCCATTTCTTCTCTAGGTTGGTAATACATATCAGAAGTTAGTGCTTGAGTTGCTGTCACAGGAGCATGAAGCGGAGACTTCATTTTAGCTGGAGAATCTGATCCATGAGACTTATCTGCTTTTTTAGCTTGATCTAAAAGCTTTACTACTTCAGGATTATCGTAATCAGGTGAATCGTCTCTACCACTTGATTCTTTAGAAAGCTTCATAGCTTCTTGTCTTAATTTTTCTCCATGCTCATATAGCGGAGATTTCATCATAAAACTTGATCCAAATTTTGTCATAATTTATTTTCTTTTACAGCCAAAATTTTTAGCATAATTAGCCATTTTGACAACATGAGGTTTGTAATTATCTTTATCTTTCATTACAGCATTAGCCGCTGAACAAGCGTCTTTAAAACCGTTCTTCTTAGCCCAAGCTGTGAATTTTCCTTCATTTTTTTCTTTAACTTCAGGAAAATCTTCTTCTTTCTTTTTTAAAAATGGAGACTTATACATTATTTATATACTTTAGCTGTTTTTGTGATTGGCTGTCCATTATAATAACTTTTAGCTTTTAGTACTTGCATGCCTGTAATACCAGAACTAGACCCAACACCGTGAGGTCTTCCAGTCTGATCTAATGGTCCGTCCCATATTGAGTTTTCACCAACTACTCCATGAACATTTTTAGATGCCATAGTAGCGTTGTAATTTTGATCTGTTTTATGCATAATTTATTTATTTATTTATTTTAAACATCATTGGTGCTCCTACTGCATTTTGTCTTGCAAATAAATCACCGAATATTTGATTAGCACTTCGTTGTACTGGTTGAGAAAAAGGTTGAACTAGTGAACTTGGTGGTGGAGGAACATTTGTTTGATTAAAACCTCTTAAATCAAAACTTTGATCTCCTACGTATTGTGAATTATTAAATCTTCTTACAGCTGGTTTTCCAGCATTAGCTGATCCTGTGCCATCTGCAAACACTACTCCACGAGTATAAATTGCATCAGGTAAAGCCTTAAATTCTTTTTGTTGCATAGAAGGCGGTACATAATCAGGTGCTATAACGTCAAACTTATTAGTATCAGGTTTTGTATATCCAGCGAGCCTTCTATCAAAGCTTTTTGATGGTAAAGAACCTGAAACGCTTGCTACTCCGGATTGCGGAGTTTGTTTAGATGCTATAAAAGATTTTATTTCCTCAGCTCTTTGAGCTCTTCTAGCGGCTTCTCTATCTTGAGATGCTTGTAAATCGCTAGCAGACATATATCCATCGTTTGTTATCCTGCCTCCTACTGCTCTTATTGCCCCAGCTGCAATGCCTTTAAATATACTCATCTATTTTTATCTTTGTTTACGTTATAAATAGCTTTTGTCATAACTTTATCAGTATATGTATCGCCATTAATTATCTTGTTTCGTCTACCCGTATTTATATCTTCTTCGCCAAGCATTATTCTGTATATTCTACTTATAAGTTGCTTGCCCTTAAATGATACTTTATATATATGGTACTTTTGAGTAGTTCTGTTTCTATGCCTCCAGACTTTAATCCATTCTTGTTTCA